GCTGATCAAGCTCTGACTGCATTAAACGGTGCAGCAGATCAAGCGCGATGTGCTGCTGTTTCACTATCAATAGGTGCGTGGGGGTCTCCTACTAACTTTAATATTTACGCGCCGCCGGTCACAAAGTTATATGTAATTAATAACGCTTCTGCTTATGTAGCTACTATTTACTGTTCCACAGTTATTGGTAACACCACCGCAGCAGGTTCAGGTGTCGCTATTCCAGCAGGTAAAACCACTTTAGTACGTAGTGATGGCACTAATATAACCACGCAAATTGATTACTTGGGGTCTCTGTCTCTTGGTGCCGCTTTACCTGTAGCATCAGGCGGTACAGGCGCTACTACACTGACTGCTAATAACGTCATACTTGGTAACGGCACTTCGGCGGTTCAGGTAGTAGCTCCGGGTGCTAGTGGAAATTTATTGACATCGAATGGAACTACGTGGGCTTCTAGTGCACCACCAACCTCGTTTATTACCGGCATGATCCTTATGTGGTCTGGGTCGATTGCTACTATTCCTTCAGGATGGGCGCTGTGTAACGGTTCTAGTGGGACACCTGATTTGCGTAACCGTTTTATTATTGGTGCGCATTCTGACGATGCTGGTGTCGCAAAAACTACAATTACAGGATCGCCAACACAGACTGGCGGTTCTAAAGATGCAACTGTTGTTAGCCATACGCACACCGCATCATCAGCCGCACACCAACATTCATCTATTGGCTACAACAGTACTGGCAATATCCCATACGGAACAATTGCTGGACAGCCATCTATGGGTATGTGGTCTCCGCAAGGTAACAACACTACTCATGTTCTTAGTAGTTCTACAGCAGCTAGTGTAACAGTCAATAGTGCAGGTTCATCTGGCACTGACGCTAACCTCGTACCGTACTTTGCACTTGCATACATCATGAAACTGTAAGGAATCACGATGCCTTTACAGAAACTTCAATTTCGCCCCGGTGTAAACCGCGAAGGCACGACGCTTGCCAACGAAGGTGGTTGGTACGACTGCGATAAGGTGCGCTTTCGTTCTGGCTTCCCTGAAAAGATAGGCGGTTGGGCAGTAGAAACCTACACTACATTTCTCGGATACTGCCGCTCATTATGGAACTGGGTAACGCTCAAAGGTTTTAACCTGATGGGCGTTGGTACAAATGCAAAATTTTATGTTGAGAACGGTGGGGTGTTTTATGACATTACGCCAATTCGTGTTACCAACTTAAATTCAACAACTTTTGCAGCGGTTACGTCTTCACCTTTCTCTGCGTTCATTACCGTTACCGACTCTAGCGCATCAAGCTTGCAGGTTGGTGACTTCATTACGTTCTCAAACGCAGTCGGGCTTGGCGGCAATATAACTGCGGGCATTCTCAATCAAGAGTTTCAAATACAGTCTGTCACATCTGGGACTGTATATACGATTGTTACCCGTGCGGCGGGAACTTCTGTTGCTGGACTTAACTTCACGGTAAACACAGCAACGTCCACTATCTCACTGCCAGTTGGCACCACGATGGCAAACGGTAATACTGTTGCACTGGTAATTGGTGGAGGCGCTGGAGCACCGGGCGGGTTGGGTTATGCGGTTACGTATTACTTGGTTAATGTCGTTAGTAACACCTGCCAACTATCACTTACCAGCGGCGGCACACCTATTACTTTAACTAGCGAAGGTATTGGACTTCAGGCGCTTTACTTTACCGTTTTCTCCAACGCGTCTGATTCAAGTGATGGAGGAGCGGCGACTGACACTGCGTATCAGATCAATACAGGCTTCCCCGTTTTTACCATTGGCACTGGCTGGGGTACAGGATCGTGGTCGCGTGGTACGTGGGGTTCGTCGTTTAGTACCGGATTTGGTTTGCAGCTCCGTCTTTGGAGCCAAGCTAACTTCGGAGAAATTTTATTATTTAACCCGCGTGGCGGCTCTTTATATGAGTGGGCACCGGGTTCAGGTGCAACTCCAGCCTACGGCACACGTGGCGTTGTTGTGTCCGGCACATATACGCCGTCTCTCATCAATGAAATCCTAGTATCGGATCAGTCACGTATCGTCATTTGTTTTGGTTGTAACGACCCAAGCGGTACGTATGCGACGGCCGAGCTTGACCCGATGCAGATTCGTTGGTCTGCGCAAGAAAGCTATACAGTTTGGGAGCCGCAAGCTACCAACCAAGCAGGTGATCAGCGGCTATCGCATGGTTCACAGATCATCGGGGCATTGCAAACGCGCCAAGAAATTAACGTCTGGACGGATGCCGCCATCTACGCCATGCAATATATTGGCCCACCGCTGGTTTGGCAGATTACGCTACTAGCTGACAACATTTCAATTGCTTCGCAAAACGCTATGGCAACTGCTTCAGGCGTTGTGTACTGGATGGGCGTAGATAAGTTTTACATCTACTCTGGTCGGGTTGAGACGTTGCCATGTTCGGTGCGTACGTACATCTTTAACGACATCAACCGAGAGCAGTTTGCACAGATTCAGGCGGGAACTAACGAAGGGTATTCAGAGGTGTGGTGGTTCTACTGTTCTGCTAACTCTGATGAGGTAGACCGCTACGTCATCTTTAATTACCTCGACCGTGTTTGGTACTACGGCTCAATAGATCGCACAGCGTGGCTTGATTCTCCATTACGTCAGTTCCCGATGGCGACAACAGGCGGTAATTTGTTGGTGTATCACGAGGCGGCGATTGATGACGGCACTACCAACCCGCCAAGCCCGATCAATTCGTATGTGCAGTCATCGGACTTTGATATTGATGATGGGCATAACTATGGGTTTGTATGGCGGATAATCCCTGACATTACCTTTGATGGCTCTGACACTACAGGCACTACAACGGTAAACCCAGCGGTTCAGTTTACGGTGCGTCCTCGGCAGAACCCCGGCTCTGGTTATGGTGTATCTCCATCACCGACAGTCAAGTCAGCACAGAGCTATGCTGGGCAGACAACCTACACCGTGCAGCAATTTACCGAGATTGTGTACAGCAGGATTCGCGGGCGGCAAATGGCATTCAAAGTTAGTTCGGATACGCTCGGTACACAGTGGCAGTTGGGGGTCCCACGTATTGATGTTAGACCAGACGGACGGCAATAAATGACAACACGCCTAAAAACCATAGCACTGACCAGAACGCCGCTACTGCCATTTGCGCCAGTTGAATACGACCGTTCGTATCACGACACCCTTAACAACATCCTACGTCAGTACTTCGCTACGGTTGACAACATTGCCGCGCAGTTTTGTTTAAGTGGTGTTTACGAAGTAGCAACACTACCCGGTGCTGGCACTCTTGGCGCGGGAGCAAGAGCGTTTGTTATTGACTCGTCGGTGACTACATTTGGCACCACGGTGGCGGGGGGTGGCAGTAGCAAAGTGCCTGTCTATTCTGACGGTACGGATTGGAAAGTTGGCTAATTAGCGTACCGAAGTGTTAAACTTTGACAAATTTTATGGGATGAGGTAGCGATGAGCCTCCATAGTCTAGCCAATCACCTTCAATCCGCTGGGCGCGGGGAGGACAAGGTTCTCGTTCACATGACCCCGAAAGAAGTCGGCGGTCTGCAATCACTTGCGATGGCGCATGGTGGCTCTCTTACCATTAACCCAGAAACGGGGTTACCTGAAGCCGGGTTCCTGAAAAAGTTACTCCCGACGATTGCGGGCTTCGGCCTGTCCATGATCCCCGGCGTTGGTCCATTGATGGCTGCTAGTATTGTTGGTGGCGGCACTGCACTTGCTACAGGTAGCTTGAGCAAAGGTCTGATGGCAGGTCTTGGCGCGTACGGTGGTGCTGGTTTGGGCGCTGGCTTGGCAAAGACAGGTACTAATCAACTAGTTGCGGCAGAAGCGGGGAAAGTTGCGGGCACTACTCCAGCACAAAACCTATCAAGTTCTATGTGGGCAAAAGACCCCGGTATTGCAGCGGCGGGGCGAGAATTTGGTGCGGCTGGTGCCAGTGCTGCCGGTGCCCCTGCGTATACTGCGGCGGGGAAATTGTCTGCTGGGGTAAAAGCATTAGGACAAGAAGGTGGGGTTAGCAACCTATACGATGCGCTACCCAAAGGCACGCTACCTGCACTTGGCGGTGCATTGTTGGCAAGTACGTCTGACCAAAAAGGTATTATCCCGCAGCAGTCTAAATCGTATATCCGCCCGTACACATACGAGAGATCCCAAAACCAAGCCGCTTACGACATGGGTGCGCCTATGTATTCCGATGCACCGGGGTCAAGTGCGGAACGTAATTACTTTACAGATGGCTATACAGCTCAAAAACCTATCCTTGCACCGGGGCCTGAGTATGCTGCTGAGGGCGGCTTGATGGGGTATGCAGTTGGCGGTCCGATAGAAACTATGTCCGCGATGAATTCTGTCGGCGCTAATACAGGTTACCCGATGGCAGGTATTAACACGCCACTATATTCCAACCCGATGATCCAGCGTCCTGAAGCGGTGAATGTAATCGCCCCTAGTGGCGATGCTGGTGTAGGCGCATATAGTGGAGAACCAAGGTTTGCCAAAGGTGGAGCGACAGCTACACCACAAATGGAAGGTTCGTATAGCTATTCGTATGACCCCAATACC